CTTGGCTGTCGTCTGCTGCGGCAGTTAGACCAGCGTTAGGATTCAGGCGCTTTTCTACGTCATCTTGATTCATTAGACGCACTTCCTTTCTGTTTATCTTGATAAGTGACAAGGTTGCTTAGTGGCGTGTAGTTCAGACTGGCCATAATATCATCTCCACCGGTAACTGGGGCTAGGTTTAACCTAGCTCGTGCTTCATTAGTGGTCATAATACCGCCTTGCAGCCCCTTAACTGCTAGTTCTTGCATCGTGGCTGGGTCGGCGCTGAACAGCTTGTCGGTGTTGAAACTGAATCGATTATCGCCAGTCGAAAGCTTAGCGTCCATCTCACTTGTGAAGCAGGTAAAATACTGGATCAGTGTGTTTTGCAGATAAACCAAATTCGACTGTACGGCATTGGAGTGCTCGCTTTCGATACCCAGCCGATCCAGTGGTAACCCGAACGCTTTAGCAATCTGCTTCGTGGTCCAATCGCTAGAATTGACTAGATTAAGCACGTCAGTATTAACTTCGAGTTGCTTGTAATCCATATCATTGTCGAGAATGATGGTCTTGAGGGCATTATCACCACTGTTGGCAGCTTCAAATTTATTTCGGATGTTTTCTTTGGCCTTGGTGTCTAGCTGGGTCTTGTTGACCTTAAGAATGCCTGTCCCTTGGACACCGGAGTTAAAGAAACCTTTCAGCAACGCATGTCCAGACTTTTGCACCCCAACCTCATCACGGAGGCTATAAAGTGGCGATATTCCTTTGTAACCGTCTTGTGTGAAGCACTTGAAGTGTAATACCTCACTGGCATTTAAACGCTGTGAGCGGCCACTGTCAGGCGTGTATTCGTAGCTGATAATGCCGGTCGTATCGTCTTGTTTAACCACCATTTGGCTGTTGGGGACTAACTCGAAGCCAGTGACCTGTCCGCTGGGGTTCTTAGTAACCCGTGCAAAGCTGTTACCATTCAGCAACATATTAGCTGCTAGAGAAAATTTGAATGCCCACGCGGTCATGTGGTCATTGGGTGCTTTGTTAAGGAGCACGCTGATACGCTTGTCACTGTACTCAATCGGGTTGGTTGCAAGATCACTGGCAATCACGCGCACGGCCGTAAACACATCCGAATTGCGTAAAGCACCAATACCCACATATAGGCCACTGTCGTTGCTGGTCATGCTGACAAGCGCATCTAAGAACGGGTCGCTGTTGTCATCGCGTGGTTGTGTCGCGCTATTCGTGAAAAAGCTCATTGTTTCACCTCCCTTTATTGAAGTCAATAATGACTGCGACGGAGATCAGGGCCGTGCCGACTGCTAACATACCAACACCAAACCCGAACAGCCACCAGATACCGACAACCATACAGATCAGTCCCAGCAGCAATAGCACAGTCTGCACATTAAAAACTAAAGTCATCGCTCGAATAAAAGTCATTGTCTGCTACCTCACTTTCCTTGCTTTGATCCATTGCAATTGTGTAAGCATTCATCAGTGCGGCTACGGGGTCAATCTTCGTAGCGTTGTGGGCCTTATCAATAATTGGATTGTTATTAGCGTCATACTTTAGAATGGCGTTGTTCACCGCATAGGCCAGTAGTTGGTTGTCTCCATGCTTGATGAGGCCGTTAAAGAGATCATCACGAAACCTCACCGTAGGTATTGACAATGTGAGCCTACCTTGGCGAACTTCGACCATTGGCATATCTCGTTTTTCAAACTCTGGCAGCAGGTATGAAAACGACCATGGATCATAACAGATAGCACGTACGTTCCACTGGTTCCGCTCGATCAGGTCGAGAATGAAACGTAGCACTTCGTCATAGTCGATCATGCCGCTATCAAGTTTGGTAATGCTACACTCACCACGACTAGCACCACTGATGTAATCGAACCCGTCACGCTTTATCTTTTCTTCCAGTCCGTACTTCGTTCCTACGAATGAATGACTGTCAGCATACAGGTAGCCATCTTCTGGAACTAACCACGAAATACTGGTCAGGTCGCTAGACTTGGAAAGGTCCAGTCCGATATACACGTCCTTGCCTATAGTGTCTGGTGGCTCGATAGTGGCTTTCTCCCAGTCGTCCAGACTGATGTAACTGTCTGCTCTGGCTGATTGCCAAGTGTTGAAGTTCTTTACGAGAACTGGCCTTAGGGTTCCTTGCTTGGCTGCTAGATCAACATCAGCTTGCAAGCTAGGACGCATCGTCTTAGCTCTTTCAGCATTAGCCAGTAGTGGATTTGACTTCTCCCAAGTCTCTGGTGCAAAGACTTCATCCTTGCTGTCTTGCTCAAAAATGGCAATAAAATACCGATCTGCTTGTTCGCGACCGGTTAAGATTTTGGAGACGAATTTATATTCTTTATACATAGGGCCGTTCAGGTCCGGCCCAGTGGTCGAGATGACGGCCAGTAAACTGTTGTCGCTGTTGATCTGGCCGGATTTGAGTGTTCGTAGGATCTCATCATCACGAGCCAAGGCGAACTCATCAATAATAGCCAAGTCACTTTGAT